CTACTAGTATAATATCATACGGTATGATTATTGATCAGCAAGTATATAATGGCGATCTTATCCACGATCGTTTTGCGTATAAGTTCTTTAGAAAAGAAGTTTCACCGTATGGTAATATTGTAGCGTTTAGAGCGCCTATGTATGTAAGTGATAATCTTATTGACTTAGAGGATACTCTTGCAAATGACTACATTTACTCAGAAGATGCGATTAATTTCTGCTGGGAAATTCCGAACCTATGTCCGTTAGGAGCTGTATCGTTTCAGAGATTGTTTAACACGACAATTGCTGGTATGTTAGGTCGAATCATTCAAAAACCTATTAATATGGATGGTGATGATATTATGGTAACAGATGAGTTTCTTGGTAATGATGATAAGAAGCGTTCTGAGGGTAAAGTGAGTGTTTCTATTACCTATAGTAAAGAAAATATTGCATTAGGTCATACCGGTATTAATGTTTCAGCAGGTAAAAAAGCTCCTGGGTTTGCTTACTCAAGTAATATGTCTGATGAGCATGCAGAAGCATTTATGGATGCAGTTATTAAAGCATTTAACTATGAAGTTAAAGATCAATGGATCGCTACAACTAAGATTATTAGTTAATGAACTTCTTTCAGTTACAAAATAAATTATTTTACTCTAAAAAGGTAAAGTCTGAATTTCTTGATTCAGAAGGTGAACAAGCGTTCGTACCTTTTATGTTTAATAGGTGGCTATCCTTCTATAGTAAAGGGATGGCCGCCTTTACTAATGAAACGTTAAATCGTTTTGGAAACATATTTCAAGACAAGCAGCAACAGTATAGGTTATACTATTACTTTATTCCTAGGCTTAAATTTAAAAAGATATCTTATAATAAAAAGGTTAAAAAGGAACTTACTGAAGAAGATAGTCTAGAATTAATTGCTAGAAATAAAAATATCTCAGTTAGAGAGATAAAACAGTATATGGATTTACAAAACAGTTTAAGTAAATAACGTATATGGCAACAGCATCTATTGATAACTTAGCTCCAACACGAAGCCTAATTGACCTCTCACAAGGCGGTCGTGGTGACTTTGGTTTGGATGATTTTCAGCTTAGCTTTATCTTCGACGATATTCTTCTTGTTGAATATGCCGACGAAACAGACAACGACGAAGTTCTTCGGAACGGTATTGTAGTACCAACAAATGCATTAACTAAAGCATGGCGTAAAGGAAGAGTCATCTTAGCTGGTCCAGACGCTAAATATGCAAAAGAAGGTGATATAGTTATTTTTCCAAACAATATGGGAGTTACTATTTCTAATATCGACGTTACTGGTAAAGGTAAAGTTAAAAAAGGTATCTTTTTGAACGAAGAGAGAATGTTTGGTATTTGTAAACCTAAAAATGATAATCCAGAGGGCAGCGCTTGATACTATTCTCTTAACGAATGTAGTAGATGTAAGATTTGTACGCAGAACTCCTAAACCGGGGTATCCTGCTACGCGTAGGATATTGTGTACAAAGTCTTACAATTTGCTTAATTCAACGAACGGTAGGATTACATTAAATTATAGAACACCACGTGGACCGCACAAAGTTAATGAAGCTGCAGACAATTTATTAGTAGTGTGGGATATATTAATGCAGGATTATAGAAACATTAATATGAATCAAGCTAACTTAATAGCTCAATACCCAGCTGATGATTCATTTTGGACTTATTTTAATGATAATATATATCCAATGTCAGCAGAACAAAAGCTTAACTTTATGAATTCATGAATATCAACTTAGAAAGAGTTAATCAAAGTTTAAAGCCTTTTTTATTAACTGATATAGTTATTAAAACAGATAAAAAGATTATTAAGAAAGGTAAACTTAAGCTTTTTAAAATTAAACAATATAATGTTTCTCTTTCTTTAGAAGTTGAAGATAAAATTAAGACTTACGAAATACCTTATCCCTTTAAAATAGAAGGTGATGAGGATTTACTTATTTTAAATTACCATTTAAGCTCTTTTATACCTAGTCAATACTCTTTATTTGTAAAGCTATTGGATAGTAGTTCAAAGTCAAAATTTTACGATAATTTGCTTTACATATTGCCTAAAAAATGAACTATGATATAATTAGGTGTGCTAACTGGACTAATTAATAGCTTCCCCGAAGGATACGATCCTAATCCTACTCAAGTTAAATTACTTAAGAATATTGACCAAGCTTTTACCGATGGATATAAATTTGTTATCTGCAATGCACCTACCGGTTCAGGTAAGTCAATGGTTTCGAAAACAGTAGGTAATGTAGCTGAGCAATGTACGAAAGAATATCGAGATATAGTAACAAGTTACTTAGCTTATAAACGCACTCAAGGAGGTAATTATGCATATGAAGATGAATGCAACGAAGAGCAAGCGTTTGGTTGTACTGCGCTTACTATTACAAAGACTCTACAAGATCAGTATAAAGAGTTATTTGAGGATGTCGAGGTATTGAAAGGTAAGTCTAACTATAACTGTGTAATTGATGAAAATTATTCAGTAGAAGTTGCTCCTTGTCTGCATTTACCTAAGTTGAGAGATGAATGCTGGAGTAAAAAGTGTTGTCCTTATTATGAGCAACGTAACAAAGCACTTACATCTAGATTTAACACGCTTAACTATAATATGTTCTTCGCTCTTCCTGAGCATCTTAAGAAGCGTCAATATCTTATTTGTGATGAGGCATCAGAACTAGAAGATCAATTAGTTAAAGAATTTAGCTGTTATATTAACTTCGAGTTTCTTTATAAGAATGAGGTAGAGGTTAAACCACTCTTAAAGAGTACCAATGAACAGAAGTGGATTAACCGTTTACTACTCTCGCTCAAAGAACGTATTGATTGGCTAAAGGATGCTATTAGTAGTAATACTAAAGTGCAGAGTAAGTTTACTATTCAGAAGAAAAATGAACTGGTAAGTCTTAATAACCTTCATAGTAAATTATCACTTATCTTAGAAACGTGGTATGATAGTGAATATATCTATGAGAAGGATAATAAAGGTATTACCTTCATGCCTCTTAAGGTAGATAAACTGTCTAACTACTTGTTTAAATATGCAGATAAAGTTATTCTTATGTCTGCTACAATTATTGATCCTAAGAACTTCTGTAAGTCATTAGGTATTGATAAGTTTAAGTATGTTGAAGCTGAGTCTACTTTTAATCCTAAAAATGCACCTATTCACTGTAATACTAAAGTAAAACTTAACTACTTTAACATGCAGAAAAACCTACCTAAGGTGCTTAAGCAGGTTCAGGAGATATGTGAATTTCATAAGAACGATAAAGGCATTATTCACTCGCAGAATAAGAGTATTACTAGCTTTCTTTCCGAACACCTTACTGATAGAAGGTTCTTAATTAGAGAGCCTGGAGTGAGAAATGAGGTTATATTAGAGCAACATATGCAGACTGATGATCCTACTGTATTGATATCTCCATCGATGTCATATGGGGTAGATCTTAGAGATGATCTAGCAAGGTTTCAGATCATTATCAAAGCACCTTATCTTCCTACGAAGGATAAGCGTATTGAACGATTAATGAAAGATGATTTTGACTGGTATCAGAATAAAATGCTATGTTCATTAATTCAGGCTTGCGGAAGAGGTGTTAGATCGCATAAAGATCACTGTATTACGTATATTCTAGATGCTGCTATTGTAGAAAGTATTGTAAAAAATAAACATAAGCTTCCTAAATACTATCTAGACCGCTTCGCGTAATAAATATATGTAGTGCGTAACAGAGCCTACCATTTCGAAATTAAAGATCTTCTCACGCAGTTTGTAGCAGCGTTTGATGATACGGTTATCTCGCGTTTTGATAAAAATCGTAACGCTAAACAAAACGTAGAAGTACGTTATGTATTTGCACCTAAGCAAAGAGTAATGTATGACATTATTAATAAAGCGCAGAATATTACACTGCCTGTTGTAGCTATTAACCTAACAGGTGTATCTAGAGATAATGATAGGGTATTTAATAAGTTAGCGCCGTCATATATACCAGCGCAATTAACAGATTCACCAGATAAGGCATCTAAGTTTTTAATGCCTGTACCGGTCAACTTAGAAGTTAGTATGTCAATCATGGCTAGATACATGGCTGATGTAGATCAAATCATTTCTAACTTTGTACCTTACAATAACCCATACATTATACTCTCATGGAAAGTGCCTTCTGATTTTGGTGCAGAATATGAGCAAGAAATAAGATCAGAAGTATTATGGTCAGGTGACCTAGCTTATAATACACCTACAGATACAACTTATAACGATCAATTTAGAGTTGTAATAGATACCTCTTTTACTATTAAAGGTTGGTTATTCCCAGAACAGAAAGATACGCAAGCGACCATCTATAAAATAGATAATAATTTCGTTAATGTTAACTTAGCTAACCGTATATATGACCCACAAGGTAAGGAGAATGAATTTCTTACATTCGAACAACAAGGTTATAATACTCTATCTGGGTTTAATGAAGATGTACCTTCTTCATATTCTGAGACAGTAACAATATCTGCAATACCAGAATTTACAAATATATTTTATGCAACAACGGGTACGTTTGCTGCCATTCGCGGAACAACTACTATATTAAGTAGCTACGATAATAACTTTACTCTATATGGTAAGAGATTTGACTTTAACAATAGCTACTATTTATCAGCTAATGTAGATAATTTCTATTCGAATTATCAGGAGATCACTTCCGCTAAATCACCTACTATTTCAGGGTATAAGCTTGATGAGACGTTTTATACAACCGGTAACGATAATATTGTTAATATTTTCTTACCTACTTCGTCTTTATCTGCATCCGGTGATTTCACCTTTATTACAGCTAATGAAGCTGGTTGGGCAACGTCTTATCAAGCTCAATCCTCAATTATTAGAATCTAAAGATTCTTAATAATATTATCAGCAGTGTGGATTTGCTTCACTTCATCATATGGACATTCATGTACTGCGCCAGTGAAGTTGTAATCATATAGATAACTGTCAATATGACCATCTGCAAACTCCTTAATAGGTGTAACATTTTTATGCATTTCATAACCGAAGATTTTCGGTGATGTACCTA